CCATAGACGTCGGCACGATCACCGAGCGGCAGTGTTACGGATTGGCCTTTTTGAGGCCAAGGGAGACAGCTTGTGAAGTAGTCGTGACGCTTGCAGCGTCGAAGAAGGGGATAGGTTGCAGGGTCGTCCGGGCCGTCGTCTTTAGGGACCGGGGCGGAGTCGATCAGGTTCTGATCGCGGAACCATTCATTGTAAATGAGGTTGTAAGCCCGGTGCCAGAGTGCAGAATGTTCGATGCCCGGAACGCCCGTAGGAATGCCGAAGTAATCAGACATAGAGCCCTCAGTGTGGCCAGTCGTCGCCGGGGCCACCATTGAGGGAATGAGATAATCAGTAGTGTCGTCGGGGTTCGCCTGTTCGCCATTGAATTTCTGGAAGTTGTCCCAGACAAGGCGCAGGGGAACCGCGAAGAAGAATGTTTCCATGAACAGATTGTCCATGAAAGGGAAGAGAGGAGTTGCAAGTCGAGTAAAGGCCGACATGCGAAGATTGAAGGTGTCGCCGGGTAGACATTCGTCGACATAGATCGGGACAAGGAGGCCAGAATTGAGAGTAGTTTTGTAACCGCTAGAGCGGTTGAAGGAAGAGCGGGGAATCTGGACAGAAGGAATTTGAGAGAAGTTATGTGCCATTACGCTTTTCATGGTTTATTGCTCCTTGTCAAAGAGAGGGAGTTTTTCAGCACTGGCAAGAATTGCAGAACGATAGACAAGTAGAGGGGAAATGAGTTTCAGATCATAGTCAAGTTCTGAACTGACATTGTCCCATTCAGCGATTTGATAAAGCGTATAGTCAGAGGCAAAGCGAAAGAAGGAATGATTCTGATCGTGCATGATATCCATCATGGCGCGAATAGCTTGAGCTTCATTTTGCATGAAGAAGGGATTGAGATATGCTTGAGATTTTTCGTCAAAGACAGAAAACATTTTGAGTTTCATTTAAGTTCCTTCGAAATTGCGGCGTTTTCCGCCTGATTTAATTTTAGCTGCTCGACATATCCCGCGAATATTATAGTCGCGGAGTGTCATAGGTTTTTTAAGTGCAGCAGCTTTGCGAATATGTTTAATCTTCTTATGAAGAATAGGATTTTGACGCTCTAAAAGAGTGTCAAAGAATTTAGGAGGTTTCATTGGCTTTCCTTTGATGATGTATTCATCAGAGGGATACACGTCACGATGATATTTTTTGAACCAAGTATCACCGATTCCGGGCTTAAGTGACATGATAGCGAACTCAGATTGCAGCCCGTTATAATGATTATCAGATTTTTTTCCGGTGATTTTTTTTGTGACGTAGCCAGCGGTATATTGTGCAGTGTCGAAAGACACGGAACCGATGGAGCTGTGGCCATGAGGCCAGAGCTTTTTAAGTTCATCGGATTGGAAGAGAGGATAGAGCCGGTTGCGAGATAGCACCCGGCGATCGGGGAAGTCATAGCCAAAGAGAATAACGTGATAGTGAGGACGTTGGAAGTTTTCACCATATTCCCCGCAGGCATAATACCTGATTTTGTGACCTGCATTGCGCAGTTGCTTAAAGAAGTTTTGCAGGTCTTTTTTCACCAGCGAACCATTTGACGGCAAGGCCTCTGGTGAATACGTGAGAGTGAGGAAGCACGTTGCCTCATGGCACGACGCTTCCGACATAATCCGCATAGCCCATTGACGGGATTTTTCGAGCCGACATCCAAGGCATTGACCGCAGGGGAGTTGAACGGGCATATCAGTGAATCCCCGTTTTCGATCAAAGACAAGGGAGCGCTTGCCGGTCGCATTGACCGTCTTAGAGCGCCACGCTTGCAAAGGATGATCGCAGGGCATGGCATTAGATACGGATTCCGCCCCTCATGGGGCGGTAAGAGTTTCGACCGGATACACGAGTTCCACGGCGAAAGGATTTTTTCGATTGACGGCGAGACATTGCACGGCGTTTCATAGTTGGCCTCCATCGAGAGAGATTTTTTTAGGGACTCAAACCAAGAGGTTTTAAGTCACCTAGAACAGTTACATCAAGTAGAGCACTGTTCTAGGATAGGCAAAGGGGACCCCCGGCACCGATGTACCGGGGGTCCCCTTTGGTTTTTGGGCAGGGTTGACATGTGGGGATTATAGAGAAGGGTAGTAGTGTTGTCAACTCGCCCTAGTTTACGCTTAGGCCTTCGGCCTCGCTCTGTTTTACGGTGTCCTGCGAAGCAGGACCCCGTTTTTTTGCGTTTTTATTACGCGGGAGGGGTAGAGCCTCCGGCAGGTTGCGACCCGCCAGCGGCCGGGGAAACCCCGGCCCCTAACGGCTCGCGTTTAGTGGCAAGACCCAGACTGACGAGCTCGTCAGCGTTTTTGGGGTCCATTGCGAAGTCAAGGAACGAAATAGGCGAATTGTCAAAGCGTTTCCGCACGGTAGCGGGTAATTGTGAAAAGGCATCTTGTGCATCGTAAATTTGATTCATTGTTTGTAGATAGTCAGTTTCAGTATTTGATAGATCGAGATAAGTGGGATTTGTTTTATTGACGTGAGGCATGATGCCAGTTGAAGCATATTGCTTGAGAATGTTATTGACATCGCATTCGTCCTTGAATTGTTGTTTTGTCATAGTTTCGCCAACGATGGGAGTAAATACCCGTAGGCGAGGAGAAAGACGAGAACGAAAAGGATGAATATAAAGAGAAGCCAGATTAAGAGGAGTTCCCAGTTGAACGTCAACAAGATTGACTTTTTGAATTTTTTCCATGACATTTTTTCTCCTTAATTAGAGAAGAGAGATTTTGCACTGTTTCCAGTGCCGAAGATTTTATAAAGAGGTTCAAGGAAGCGCTCATATTTGAGGACTTCCTTTGAGTCGTTCTGGAGTTCAGCACGTTTAAGCTCATAAGGCTTATTCGCGTTTTGAACATCAAGAACATTTTGACGATTTTGGGCGTCGATACCGAGTATACGAGTTGCAGCTTTAGTTTGTTCGGTCTCAGCCCAAGCTTTTTTAGAAAGATCGTGATTTAGATTAGTCCGGGTATAGCTCTCATCGGTCGCTTGCTTGGCTTGCAAGATTTGCTGATCGATAAGAGCAAGTTGCTTTTTAAGCTCCATTGAGGCCCGGACAGAATTAGCGGCTTTGCTGCCGATATCGGTCAGGTTTGCCGATGTAGCAGTTGAGCCGGAAGGAGTGGATGCGCCGCCATGAGAAGCGGAGAGAATAGGATTGAGGCCAGCCGCCCGAAGGTCAGCGACTTCGCGCTGGTGGGCGGTGTTAGACATTTGAGCTTGAAAGTTACGGTTTTTAGTGGCCTCTTTTTTGTTGTAGATGTTCTGCAGGGCTCCGCCTGCAATATCACCTACAACGCCGATTGCGGAACCGATGATTCCTGAGTCCATGTGACCCCCTAGATGTTGGGGTGAGTGCGCGGAGATCCGCGCGAACAAGATACAAGATGTAGTGTTTAGAAATGATCGATAAGACCCGGGACCGAGTAGACCGGCATAGGACGGGCGCATTTAAGATCGAAGTAAGCATCAAGAAGAAAATGAGGTTCATTTTGAACCGCGATGACGCGGTCGATAGGTGGGTTTTCCTCGATGAAGGATTGATTGAGAACCGGCAGGGTTTCGAAGTCTTGGGACAGGTGCCAAGCATCGAGAGAAGTAGCAGATGAAGAACGGAATTTGCCGGTAATTTTGGAAGGTTTGTAGCGGTATTCAGCATACCGCTCTTGATAGCCGAATACACTTTCGTTCATCGGCTGAGAGGTAGCAGGGTCGAGAATAGAAGGGTCTTGAGCATAGATTTCCTTATTCAAGACGGTTTGCTCACCAAGGTGAGAGAGTGCGGGCCAATAGAAGTCAAAGCGAGTTTGACGGCTGAACATGCGGTCAAGGCCCTGCTGATAAGTCAGATCAGCACGAACATTGATAAGGCCAATAATGACGCAATGCTCAGTGAATGATTTTGTAAAGCCATGGCCCGAGAAAGACCCGACCGCATAGGCCGCAAGGTTTCCTTGCGGGCTAGTCGTGTCGGTAGACGAAGTCTGAGCGATAGGATTGATATTGATTCGGGAGGAGCCGCCGCCAAGATATTCAGGACGCTGGAGGCGAGCGTCTGGAGAGATAACGCCGAAGTGCGAACGGATAATTTCAGTGTAGCGGCTGCCGCCGCGTGCATCACGTTCGTAAAGGCGTTGAAGTTGGAAAGCCTGGCGCAGTTGATTGATTGTGATTGCGGTTGCTTCGCCCAGGTCTACATAAAGG